CCTGATTCTAATTTGATTCCTGCCATGTCTTACTCCTTAGTCAGCCCAGACGAATCTGCAAGCTATTGTTCCAGTTAAACTCAATGTGCTTATCGCTTCTGCATCAAAGGTATTAGTTCCTTTAGATGTAGGATAAGCCCCAAAATTCAAAGCACCAATCAGTCTATGCTCATCAGCATTATGTGCGGCAGTAGTATCTGTACCACCAATATAAATCTCAAGGTTACTGGTAGCACTCATACCTGTAGCTGTCACTCCGGTCACTGTGGCACGAGTAGAGCCTTTACCAGTACCAAAGTCAAATGTAACGGTTCCTTGACCAGTTGCCATTATAGACCACTAGTAGCATTACGAACATCATGAGTAAAGGCGGAACAGTTTACTGTAGTACCAGAGGTAAAAGCACCTATAGTCATATTAGCAGCAGCTGCTCCAGCACTAACATCCATGACTACTGTAGTGGTATCACTCTTTAAGATACGTGCCCAAGTAGGTGTAATAGAAGCCACCGCCACCCCACCTGTAATAGCATTAGCTGTTAGGAGACCACTAGAGGGTGCTCCAAAGGCTGTAGCATTAAGGGTTAATGTAACACCAAGGGTACCGGAAGCAGCGGTATCAGCTGTAGCTGGTTGGGTACCATCATAGATACGGATGATCCCAGAGTTACAAAGAGTAGATAAAGAGGTAGCCTGTGCATTAACTGTTGCATCAGCTAACTGAGTATTTAAAGCCATTATTCATACTCCTGTATTGAGAGCGTTGCAGTAGAAGCACAGATAGCATTGATAGCCAATGTAGTAAAGGTATAATTATCCATTACCCATGTACCATTAGCATTCAAGGTAATCCCTGAATTCAGGACTGCTGTTGCTCCACAACCAAAGGATACATTAGTAGCTCCAAGGTTGATAATAATTAGGCCTTTCCTCAAGGCATTAGCAGCAATAGCTTGAGAAGAGGAAGATGTTACAGAGGCAGTAGCAGGGGCTGAAGGAACCCCAGCTCCCATAGGAATAGATGTCCCTACCTCATTACAAGGAACTATCTTAGTCCACTTAGACATTAACGCTTACGACAATGAAGGATAACTGTATAAGACAGCAACGCCGAAGCACTCCATCCTTGCGTAGAATAAACAAGTTTCCCTGTTATACCAGCACCAGCATTATTCCAAAGACCACCAACCTTCTTATAATCTATTTCATCCCCTGAGTTTACTAGAGAATGGATAAAGGTATTAGCAGTAGCTTCCCAGTAAAGGTTTACAGTAAGCAGTGGTTCTACGTTATAATCAATGTGATCTATGATTAACCTAGTTGCTAAGGTTCCATTATGGTCCAGAGCAGACAACTTAGCTGGATCAAGGAGAACTACTACACCAGTTGTACCAGTAATAGTAACAGCAGCAGCTGCATTATCTTTCAAGGCTGCGTTACTTACAGTAATACTAGTAGCACTAATAATACTGGTAACATATGTACCAGCAACAAAAGTAGCAGCCGTATCACCAAAAGTAAGATATTGTCCTAGAGTAGGAACCAAAGCTCCAGCTACAAAGACAACTGTCTTGGAACCAGTCGTAGTTGTAAAGCCAGAGGCTCCAATTGTACCAGTAACAGCAACATCAGATGTATCCACAATTCCAGATAGTTTGATGACCACATTACGTGGTCCATCAACTAATAGCTGTTGTGTTGAAATATTAGCCATTAGTTTCTCCTATTAACGTACTACTTCACAAGCTGTAAGATAGCTATCAACTGTAAGTAAAGATGTACCTGTATGGAAAGCATTCAAGAATGTAGGACCCATAAAGATGGTAGCTGCTGGTAGGTTAGCCAGGTCAGAGCCTAGGTTGCCAGTAGCCGTATTAGTTGTACCATAGGTACCAATCAGATTACCATCCATGTAGATCCAGAACATACCCTTACCATCAAAGTACCAAGCCAATTCAAGCCACTGAGATGCTGTTGGAACAGTTGAAGCAGGTAGGGCTACAGTAGTAGAAGTACTTGCTGTACGGATAACGAAAGACCAAACAACGGCAGCAGTAGCCTTGGTAAAGTAAACACCACTTGTAGCTCCATTAAAGGTAGTACAAGCGGTTGTAAGACCTACTTGGTAGTCAGGGTTAGCTACGGTAGCATCGAGCTTAATACGGGCTTTAAACCATGTTTTAAGGCCATTAACGGCAGAGGTAGCATTAGTAATGTTTACATTCAGACCACCAGTAATGGACTCTACACCAGAGGTAGCACAAGTATTAAGTAGTTGTCCACCTACACCAGTTGTCAAGGCAACAGCAGAACCAGCACCACCTGCTGTAACTACCCAGTCAGATGCCAGATAACAAGTAAAGTCATCTTGATCTACATATACGTGTTGTGGATTTGGCAAGGGAAACATGCCAAGAGGATGAGTAGATTGAACAGTACCTACACCATTGTAAAGACGTGTTGGAACACCACCAGAGTAATTGCCAGCCATTTTGAAACTCCTTTAAGTAATTTTTAAGTCCGGTTGTACGGAAGTAAAGGGGTGAAACGAATTTGGATAAGGGACTTACGTTCGCGCTACGCACTTACCGCCCTCATTTGATACTAGGTCTTATTAAGGACCGTTACTGCCGTAAACTGCTTTAGGATCAGTCCAACCGAAGCTGTAACGCTCATAGCCTTTGGCCTTAACGTTATAGGTATCGAAGTCATTATCCTGTTCAAACGATACACCAACACGCTCATAGTACTTCATACCATTTTGAACGTTAGTGCGGATGAACCAAGCATGTGGGCTTGTGAAGTAGTGGTTAAGCTTAATACCACCTGGGAAGGCGTTAGTAGCTGCCAATACGTTTACGTCGTTGTTAGCTGTACCAGACTGATACACACTCTTCAGAATACGATGAGCATTGAAGTGCTCCTGACGAGGAATATGCAGAGACTGTGGCATAACATTGATTAGCAAACCACGATCATTGGTCAAACCCATGATAGCAACTACCGCATCTTCCAGAGCAGCCTCACTCAAGTCAACGTCAACGGTTGGCTTATTAGCGAAGGTACCACCAGAGGTATTTGGATGTGAGACATGACAAAGAGCCACACCATCACCACCCAAATAGGTAGCATTAAATGCACGGTTATATACGTTAGCAGCTACGTTCTCTTTAGTCTGACGGAAACCCATAGCCAAAGAAGCAGCACGACGCTTACTTACTTGCTCATACAGGTTATCATCCAGCTCTTCTTTAGTTACAATATAACCAAGAGCGTAAGCTACATGGGTATAGCGAGTAACAAAACCCTGAATCTCAGAGTCATAAGAAACGCCAGAAGCTTCAGACTTGCGTGGAGCAAGACCAAAACCAGTCAGTTGAACATCCTCTTCGTAGTTCTGAGAAGAACTGTCTTTATCAAACAGATCCCCAAACTCTTCAGCGTGTTCATTATATACTTGCCCCCACCAGGCTTTTACACCAGGCCATAATGCTTTGGGGTGTGATGCTGTTGAAATTATTCCAGCCATGTTTTACTCTCCTTTAGATTCCGGCAGTGCCAGTATGTGAACCATAAACATGGTTGTTCAATTTCACAAGCCACTTAGCATAAGCACCAAACGCATTATCTTCACGCTGGGCTAGACCCATCAGTTTCAGATTCAGTGTTGCGGTGCCAGCAGAGACTGCTACTGCTGTAGTTGTACCTGAATCACTATTGGTTGTACCACCAGCAGCAATCAAGAAGTTACAGTTATTCCCAATATCAGCAGAGGTAAAGGGAGTCGTTGCCGCTTCCTGAATCTCAAAGATAATATTAGGATCATCGGCTACCAAGACATAACCAGCAGTACTTACAGGAAGACTACGACGGTTAAGATCAATAGTTGTACCTACAAGAGACACACCAGCACTAGCTACGACAATACCAACGATAACACCAATAACAGCAGAACCGGCTCCGCCAATTACTACTCCTGGTACACCAAAAGTATCGCCATCACCAGTCAAGGTAACAGGATCTCCAACATACAACGCAGTTGCGTTGCCTACTGGAACAGAATATCGACGGGCTTGACCATTGTACGGCGCACCATTAAGGTACGATACAGGGATAAGGCCGCGAGGACGATTTGAATTTGCCATCTTTTACTTCTCCTTACGTTTATTTACGTTCGGGACATTTTAATACCCTCTCGTGGAATGTATGTTCCATCTGAAGACTGTCCCTCTGATAAAGCTTTACCTCCTCGAATAGCCGCATCAACGCGATCATTCTTAGACTGTAAAGCTTGTTGGTCTTCCTCATAAAGATCTAATTCGATCTTCATTAAGTAAGCATACATAGGTTCATTATTAGTTCCTGTGCCTACTAGGAAGCGTACCTTATCTCCTAGGTCTGTGTTACGACTAACTACATTATTCGCAACCCCTCCTACCTCGTCTGGTGAAACAAATTCATATCCTGCTGAAAGAGCCTGGTCAATACGACCTGGCGTGTCATTAAGAATATGCAAATGGTATCCCTCTATTTGGTTACCAATACGTAGTTTAGCTTCAGTCCCGTTAAAAGAAGTACGAGAATCTCGTTTACTTCTACCTGTATTAGTACGAACCTGTTCTTGTTTAGCTTCTACTTTTGCAATCTTCTCTTCCATTGATAATGCTTTCGGCATACTTATCTCCTAATATTACTTATCTATTTAATTCCAGTCGTAGTCTTTTACAAATTGTTCTTGCGTCAAAAGACCTTGCTTAACGAAACGATCACAAGCTTGTTTTGCATCAGCTGGTAAATTCTTATATGACTGTGCTCCACCGGCAGCAGGTCTGGAGGTACCCCTAGTAGAACCTTCTACTGGATTAACCCGTTCCTTCTTACCAAGCTTCTCTGGGAAGACTTCTTTAAGCTCTTCATTAAGAGCATCAAAGAAAGCCTGTCCACGTAGCTCAGGATGTTTTTGGTTAAGTTCTTTACCAATCTCATCTGCCATGACAGTCATTCTGCGATCTGATCCAAACCATTGATTCTCATCCATCCAAGAAACAACTAGTGGATCTAGTGCTTGGGATTCTGGTTTAGCCTCAACTTCTTTCGCAGGTTGTTTTGCTTGTGCTTGTGCTGTTTCTTTCTCAGCTTTAAGAATATCAATCTGTTCTTCAATAGCAACAACGGTATCTCCGTCACCACCAGTAATAGCATCTTTACGAGATTGTTTAAGAGAATCCAACTGTACTGCGATTTCACGTACCTTACGGTCTGCTGCTTCTCGCTGGAACTTCTCAAATTCTTTAGCTGCCTTTTTAACCTCTGCAATTTCTAGGTTAGCCTGGTCAAGTTTCTTAAGTAATGTCTCATTGTTCTTACGCAAGATAGGATTGATTTCCTTACCACGTTTTACAAACGCTTCAGCATCTACCCATTCGTCATCAGTGCCTCGGAAGTCTTCACGAGGAACCCAACCAAATGTACGGGCATCCTTCTCATTTTTAGCAACTAGATCTACTTGGTCTTGCTCACTCATTTAGAATCTCCTTTAACTCGTACTGCTACTACATCCAGATCATTTACGATTCGATACTTCTTTTCATCATCGCCAGTATAGAAAAGACCGCTATACTTACCAAAGATAATTGTATCTCCTATAGCACACCAAGGTTGAACCTGGTCATGGTAACAAGTATTGCCCATGTCTACTACGATACCATTTATCTGAGCTAATTCTTCTCGACGCATATCATTACCAATATTGACAATGATCCCACCGGATGACTTTTCTTCTATCTGTTCTGGTAAAACCAGAATCCTATGTCCCCTAGGAAGGATTCCACTAGTATTAGAAGGACTCATATAAGTCTCCATACTCTACTAGCAATAGGTTTGTTGTAGCAGCACAACGTCCTTGTAGGTGTTTCAAGTCTTCCTCTGGTACAAACATGAGAAGATCTTTCATCTGCTCCAAGTCCTTTTGAATCTGTCCTAGTAGTCTCTTTGTTACAGGGTGTTGCTTCCACTCATCAAACTCAGTCTGGCTAATTGCCATCTATCTCTCCTTAGCTATTACATTTGTACTTCTGTATCTTTCCCTACTTGTGTTGCATCACTTGGGCCTTGCATTGATTCTTGCATCTTTTGGAACAGAGTAAGTTGCTTTATAACACCATCTTGATGTCCTTTAAGGGCTTTAATTTGAGCATCAATAATAGCTAACTCATGTCCTTTTCCAACCCCCTCTGCCTGAGCCATAGCTAGGATAGCGTCTGCCTCTAACTTATGGATCTTGGCTCGGTTTAGATCAACCTCACCCATTAACTCCATCATACCTATTTTCATCTTAATCTGAAGTTCTAGTTTCTTAGCCTCTAACTTCATTGTTTCAATCTGAATCTTTGGATCTTGGCCTGGTTGAATTGCATTAGGGCCTTTAGGATCTGGATAGATCTGTTCTAAGTTAGGTACCTTAAGCGCCCTTAGATAGTCACGTTCTACTACACCAACATCATATCCTGGACCTTGTTTACTAGCTACTCGAATCATTTCTGCCTGCATGATACGCTGACTATCTGATACAATGTGTGGATCAGCACTAGGCCTAATACTACCAGCCCCATCTAAATAATCTGAAACAAGTACCTTACCTGCTTTTGGATCATCACTGAAGGTTGTGTTCTCAGTTAAATATAACTGATTCAAACGATACTGTTTCCTAAACTCATCTCGTAGACTACGATACGTTCTCTTAAAAATACCACTAAAGATCTTCATACCCTGCTCAGTAGCATTTCTACTAGTCTCAGCAGGGGTATTCTGTCCTGGTGTCTGTCCTGCCAAGATGTCCACACTGATACCAATACGTTCCCCATAGTTAATCAGCAGATTAAGTAGGGTAAATAGAACCTGACTAGGTTCTCTTACTGGTAACGGCATAATGCCTTTACGAAGGTCATCACCTGTTGACTCGACATGCTTCCATTCAAGAGGAGCAAAGCTATAATTACCTCCACGCATCTTAATACCACGAGAAAGGAACCCTCCGGCTGTATTAGCCATAGTACCAGCATCAATAAGCTGGTTAATAAGCGTATTAATTGACTCGTTTAGTGGTCCTAATAGGACACCAAAACCAAGGTCATAGAAACCACCATCAGGACTTGGGATAAAGGGGAACTTAGTAAAATATTGTTCAGCCTGAATCGTCAAAACCTTACCTTTAGATGTCTTCTTAACACCTTCTGGGAAGAATCTAGCTACAATACGAGCTATTTTCTTCGTATCCCTACGCATATAGATAATATAGGGTTCAGCATAACCATCTCCATCAAAGTCATAGAAGCAATGATGTTCAATAATCTCATACGGGGTACTAGCATCCAGATTATCTGGTTGTGAGAGCCCTTGTGACTTATCTTGGACTGACTTAAGGCTACTTGTAGTTGTTGCAGCTGGTCTACTCTCAGCAATTTCAAGCCAAGTCCCTTGAGTAACCCTCTCATAGATGTCATTTGAGCTCATATAGAGAACATGTGACACACGAGAAGCTGTATCTAGGTTTTTAGTCCAGTAATTTACTACTAAATCTTTTGGTAGAATGTACTCTGATATGTTATGGCCCTTAATAGAGTCATAATAAGTCTTCTTAAAGGCACAGCCAAGGATGGGTTGTGTAATAAGCACCTTATCAAACTCAGACTCCCAGCCCTCATCCTCTTCCATTACCTGATAGCTCATGTGAGCCTCAACACGGCGTGCCCTTGCTACCTTCATTCCATCTGGATCTTCTCCAATTACCTTACATTTAACTGGTGTATCTGTTCCAACTAAGACAGGGTATGCACGAGCATGGTATTGTAGGGCTGCTATAGTAATTAGTGGAAACTTAACATTACTAGCACCAGGCCAGGGGAAGGTCTTGGCCTCTTTTACTTGAAGAGCTAGTTTCATAGCCTCTTCATTACGCTTTTCCCAGTCAGTACGAGACAACAGATCTGCTTCAAAGTCTTTATGGATCTGCTCTCCCATACTAGCGAGCTCTTTATCTGTAAATAACTCAGCTAGATTATGATGAGAACTAAGAACATCTAATTTTAATTTGGTCGTAAGGTTCAAGTCTAATATCCTGTATGGTTGTTACGACCCTCTAGGTCTTCATTATCTTTAAGGGAGGCCTGATACTCCTGCTCTTCCTGTTCTTGTTGAGTTGGGGCATCCTGCATTTTATCCAACATTAAACCCATATAAGCCCAAGTATCAACCTGGTCATCATGTCGGTCACGTGGAAACCGCATCAACTCTTCCTCAAACGTCTGGTACCACTCAGCATCTTTATCAAACTTACAGGCTCCAGCCCTCATACGAGCTTGAATTGACCGTGCTCTAGTTATCTTATCTGCACTGGGCTTAAGTAAGACAAGCGGTACAAAGATACCAGTAGCCAGCATTTCCTTGTTCAAGAACGGGCCTATCGACTTCTGAATGGTTCCAGCTTCAACTCCAAAGAGTTCAGGCCTATACAACTTCTGTAGCATTAAGACGGTGTCTACAATCTGTTGAGCATCCATACGATCACGGATAACCTTCTTACAGTGTAGCATACCATCTTCATCAACACCAGCTACAGTAAAAACACTATAGTCACTTCGCTCCCGTTGGGATATAGCTAAGTCAGCTGTAATGTAGTAATTTAGTGTCTTCTTTTTATCTTCTTCTTTAATAGGCAGGAAATCAGCCCGCTTAAAAAAAGTATTTGATTCATCCAAGGGGACGTTGAGATATTCTTGGCTGTATACATCTGCTAATCCCTGTGTAGTATACCGTGCTTTCTCTTCAATTAACTTGGCTTTATTCCACCTAGTAGACCAAAGAATAGCACTGAAATCTTCATTATGTGCCTTGAATTTAATACTCTTCCAAGGTAGTTTAATCTTAGTATATTGAGATAATTCAGTCTCAATCAGTTGTTTCCTGCGAGAGGCTCCTAGTTGTCGCTCTGGCATTAGCCCTTCAAGAAGACTATCTAAGTGTAGGATAGTGCCTACAATACGAACAATACCATTGCTACTACGACAAGGTAACAGAGCACCGTTAAACCATCTTTTGAACTTGTCTCTACGGTCTTTATTCTGAACACACTCATCTCCTTCAAGGTCATCACAGACAATTAGATTAGGGCGTTTAGCTTTCCACTTAAGTCCACGTACCTTCTGTTCAGCACCTTTAGCCTGAACCCGGAAGAGATGCCCATCTTTCATACGACAGATAAGGTCTTCTTCAGTGTCTTTAATGAGACAATCTACTCCGAACAACTCACGAAGATCCTCATTGTCTAGTAACTCTTTCTTTAAATCTCCTAGAAACTGAACAGACTGTGCTGTTGTTTCTGAGACAATAAGAGCATAGTCTCGCTCTCTAAAAAGAAGAGCCGCTAAGGTGTAAGCATGTGTTACTGCTGTACTTTTAGCATGACTACGTGGAGCAGCTATAGCTACAAAAGCATCAGGACTAGTACAGTACTCCCAGACAATTCGATGGAACTCCGGGGTTTCTGTTGTTCCATCAAAACCTTTGCTGAGAATGGATCTGGTGAAACCTTCCATTACTTCAGCATTAAGTTTTGTCATTTAGTCCTTAGTCATTTTCTTAAGAGAACTAGTATAGTCCTTCAGAGTCTTGCTTGGTGGTTCTTTAATCTGCTCTACTGCTCTAATAGTAGTACCAGGCAAAGTTTGATCTAGTGGTTTCAAGTAAGGTCGTTCCTTATTAGGTATAATAACCTCATCCTCTAGATTACCCATTACTTTGTTTCCTCTTCTATATCACGCTTACGTTTTGCGTCCCCTGCACCACTGTAAGGAAAGGGCCTATCTGGATCAGGTGTGACCGTATCTACTACTTTATCTACTACCTTACCGACAGCCTTCTTCACTTTACAGGCAGTATTACAACTATCACCTCGATCTGCGTTAGCGTTCATTTGTCCCATACTAAACTCCCATTTCAATTGTTAAAGGTTCATTCTGTATTACTTTGGCTTTTGCAAAGCGGCTGAATTCTTCAGCTAGTTTAAGGAGCCTGTCCTCAACTTTAGTGTTATCCTTCTTATCATTCTGTCTACCTTGCAGGAGCTGCCTACGATCTATCATATCAGTAGTTATCTTAGCAGCATCTCTAGCCTTGATAGGAATACGAACTATCTTACCTGTCTTCTGGTCAAATTGGTAATCACCATCATTAACTCTATCCAGGAGTTCATCTACAGATCTATTAACAACCTTGGCTAGTTTAGCATCTAGAACCAGATTCTCCTCTGATCTAACCTGTTCTACTAACTCTTTCCACCAAGGAGCTACTTTCCAACGGTTAAGAGTAGCTAACGGGATCTCCGTAGCTACACTTGTGAGAGACATATTACCAGAAGCTAGATAAGTAGTAACAGCACCTATACGTTGACTATCACTCCAGTGGGCCAGGGTACCCGGCTTCTTGCGTCTATTTCTTGACATACTCTCTCTCTCTTAAATTAGGAGGTCTCTGGGTGGGAGCGATCTTAAAACACCCCACCAATTTGGTGGGCCACCTACGCCTTTAGTCAAAGACCTGGTTAAATCTTCATTTAACGAAGAGCAGGATAACATACTTTTTAATTCTTGTCAACACTTATTTACACTTTAGTAACTCCTTGATTCTGATGTCTTTGTTCTAAAGTTGGTAAGTTCCTGTTTAATCTAGTACCTTAAAAATAAATAAAATAGTACTTGACAGCGGAGACAAAGTATGCTATACTCTT